ATGTTGCGCTAAACCCTTCACTGGCACGGCCCACATCTTCAATAACATAGTAACGCGGTAAACTTATATCGTAATCATTTAATGCAAATTCGTCGCGCAAATGCGGCAGCTCAAATACATCTCCTGCAATAGGTTTTCGACCAATATATTTGATAAAATCATTAATATGTACTGTCATAAAAATGGAATCATTATCGATGAAAAATCCAAACTGACTTAGATTAAAGTCAATGTTTGCAACATTATACCATCCCCTGATGCGATAAATTTCTTCGTCATACTTCCTATCACGATTTTCTAAAAATAACAAATCTTGTATATTTGCTACATTATATGAGTCAATAACAGGCTGATCGGCAGTGCCGTTGGCATTTAGCTTTGGACCCATGTATTTGTGCAAATATACGTCAGTACCGCCAACCTGAAACATTTCAGATATTTGTCGGTCCATAAACTTAAAATCTTGCCCACGTTCGGGTTTGTATAGGGATAGTCTTGGCATATGATATTTATCGTTAGATAAATATGAGTGGAGAACTAAAATGGACGATAAAGCCCCAACTAATACATCATCATCGATAATAGAGCGAAACAAAGTATTTGAATATGTTAAAGCCATGCTGGGCGATGGAATGATCGAAGTAGAGCTAGATCCAATCCATTATGAAACTGCGCTAGATCGTGCTATGAACCGATATAGACAACGTAGTCCAAATGCTGTTGAAGAAAGCTACAGTTTTTTAGAACTACAACAGGATGTAAACGAATATAGACTGCCTGACGAAATTATCAGTGTACAAAGTGTGTTCCGTAGAGCTATCGGTTCGCGTACTGGCATGGGCGCAGGCGGAACTTTGTTTGAACCGTTTAATTTGGCCTATACCAACACTTATTTGTTAACCGGGTCGTCTATGGGCGGCTTGGCCACATATGAAATGTTTGCAGGATATCAAAAACTAGCTGGTCGTATGTTTGGTGCATTCATTGAATTCAATTGGAAACCAACCAGTCATATTTTAAATATTCTTCAACGACCGTTTGCTCAAGGCGAACAAATTTTAATCAAGAGCCAAAATTTTCGACCCGACTGGGTTTTACTACAAGACATTTATGCTAAACAGTGGTTGAAGGATTATTCGCTTGCCAACTGTAAAATCATGCTGGGCGAAGCTCGTAGCAAGTTTGGCACCATTGCTGGCCCAGGTTCGGGCGGCATTCAGCTAAACGGTAAAGATTTAATTAGTGCAGGCACTACCGAATTAAAAGAACTGGATAAAGAACTAGAAACCTATGTTGCGGGCGGCACGGGTTATACTTTTGTAATTGGTTAAAAAATATTTGACCTTGTAATAAATCTGTTATATACTAGCGTTACATTAGGAGACGCTATGATTATAGGTGTATGCGGGTTTATTGGTTCTGGCAAAGATACAGTTGCTGATTATCTTACTAACTTCCATGGCTTCCGACGAGAATCATTTGCTAACTCCTTAAAAGACGCGGTAGCTCATGTGTTTGGCTGGGATAGAACAATGCTTGAAGGACGCACAAAACAAGCACGTGAATGGCGCGAACAAGTAGACCCATGGTGGGCTCAACGACTTGATATGCCTAACCTAACACCTCGCTGGGTACTACAATACTGGGGCACTGAAGTGTGCCGTAAGAGCTTTCACGATGACATATGGATTGCTAGTCTTGAAAACAAACTCCGTAACAGCAAAGACGACATCGTTATCAGCGATTGCAGATTTCCTAATGAAATCAAAAGTATTAAAGACGCTGGCGGTATTGTAATACGGGTTCATCGTGGTCCGGAACCTGAATGGTACGACGATGCTGTTAATGCCAACAAGGGAGAAACTGGTAATTTTTCTTGGTCCACTAGCCGTAGCAAACTTGAAAAATTAGGAATTCATGCCAGCGAAACTGCATGGGTTGGAACTAGATTTGATGCAGTACTTGATAACAATGGCAGTATAGATGACTTGTTTGCCAGAGTCAAAGATCTGGTACAAGATCACCTTGCTTCCACTTCTGACCTTCTTTGTGAAGAACACGCTGACAATTTGCACACACTGTCTTAAGATTAAGCGGCCTGCAATTATTTAAATCTCCATCTACGTGGAACACTGCAAATACTTCTTTATGCAGGCTTTTAAACCCGCATTTATCGCAAGTATTTTTCATACGATATCCTGAACGATACCATCTAGCAACGCCTTTACCAGCGAGACAAGATTCACACTGGCTCCTATAATAAGTACGCCCATTCTTTTTATAGTTAACAGCCGCAGGTTTAATTCCGCAAGTACAAAGTGGTCTCATACTTTATTTACACCTTTTCAAAACCTTTTTCTAGCTAATAACAAGGATAAAAATCCAAAATCCACTAAATACATTGAAGAACATGTACTCATGGAGATTAAAAAATGGCTCAACTTAGTTCACCAGGCGTAAGCGTAACAGTTATAGATGAAAGTTTCTATACACCAGCCGCGGCCGGCACAGTTCCGTTAATTGTAGTTGCATCAGCAGAAAACAAACAAAACGGAGCGGCAACAGGCACAGCGCCTGGCACATTGAAAGCAAACGCTGGAAAAGTATACTTACTAACAAGTCAGAAAGATTTGTCAGATACGTTTGGTATTCCTAAATTTTATACTGATGCAAATAATAATCCTATCCATGCTGGCGAACAGAATGAATATGGCCTAGCTACTGCATACAGTTTCTTAGGCGTGAGTAATCGTGCATATGTTGTACGTGCTGACTTGGATGTAGGACAACTTACTGGTACTCCAACAACACCAACAAGTCCAGCAGAAGACGGCACATATTGGCTTGATACCACTGACACTAAATTTGGTGTATTTGAATGGAACGCTAGCCCTGCAACAGTTGCAGACGGACAATCATTCAGTGTACAAAAAGTAACAGTAATTACAGAAGCTTCTAAAGTTACAGCGGCTCCTAATTATGTACCATTAGCAAGCGTTGGCGCAATTGGCGACTATGCAATGGTTGCAGTAACAACATTAAACAAATTATATTTTAAAAAATATACATCAGCAACTGCCGCAGGCACATGGGTTGAAGTTGGTTCCACAGCATGGGCCGCAAGTTGGCCAGCAGCCACAGGAACTATTGCTAATAGTTCAATTACATTGTTAACTGGCGATACTCTTGTTATCAATTCAACTACATTCACTGGTGTAACTACGCTAACTGGATTAGTAGCCGCAATTGGCACTACAGTTTCTGGTGTAACAGCCGCAATAATTAATGAAAAATTAAACTTGTTCTCAACAGGTGTAGACATTGTATTATCTGGAACTACAGTAGCCAAAGTTGGTTTAAGCTCTACAACATACATGGCTCCTGCCCTGGCAATGTCAGCACACACAAGTGTTCCTACATATAAAATTACGGACAACACATCAACTGCTAACGGTCGTCCAACTGGCTCTGTATGGGTTAAAACTACCAACGCAAATGCTGGCGCAGACTGGATTATTAAGAAATACAACAGCGCAACTCGTTCTTGGATCACACAAACTACAAAGCTATTCCCAACAAATCAGTCTGCGTTGGCAGCACTTGATCCAAGCGGTGGTGGTATCAATTTGTCAGTTAACTCAGTGTATGTCAAATACAACGATGACGAAGGCGGTCCAGAGATTGCTACATTTAAAATTTACAAACGCAGTGGTGTAGGTGCAACTACTATTACTAGCTCGCCTATTACTAGCAGTACATTTACAGCAGGCGCAAACAGCTTTACAGTACAAGAAAGCGTAATTGGTAGTGGTACATTAACTTCAGCTGTGACTATTACATTCACAGCCGCAGGTGCTGCCGCAGATTCAGATGCAGTTATTGCTGCCTTTAACGCCGCATTACCTGATTCAAAATTAGTTGCTACAAAAAATGCCAACAACTCAATTAACATTACTCACACTGTTGGTGGAGATTTTAGATTAGTTGACACTACTAATTTGCCTTTAGCAAAAATATTTTCAACTAGCACAACTGCTAATTTGTATCCTAACCCAGCAGGCACTGCAAATAACTATGTTGCAAGTTTATGGTCAGCTGTGTTAAACGGTACAGCAATTGCAGCCGCAAGTGCAACACCTCCAACAAACATTGCCGCTGACGGCCAATTATGGTACAACAACGATATTGACGAAGTTGATATCATGATACACAACGGCACCACATGGGTTGGCTATAAGAACTACACTCAAAACCAAGTTGGTGGAGATATAACCGATCCAATGGGTCCTAAAGTAAGTGCAACACAACCAACTGTACAAAGCGACGGAACACCGTTGGCCAACGGCGACTTGTGGATTGACACTAGCGATTTAGAAAACTATCCGTTAATCAAACGATACAATTATCTAACTAAGAAATGGGTATTGTTAGACAACTCAGATCAAACAAGTGAAAACGGTGTACTATTCCACGATGCACGTTGGAACACAGACGGTCTAACTGCTACTAAAGCAGAAATTAGTGATTTGTTGACCAGCAACTTCTTAGATTTTGATGCTCCGGATCCTGCACTATATCCAAAAGGTATGTTGTTATGGAACATGCGTCGTAGCGGATACAACGTGTTGAAATTTGTTAGAAATTACGTTGATACCACTACACGAAATACTCGTCAATCAAACGCATTGATGACCAACTACTATCCACATCGTTGGCTCAGTGCTGCCGCTAACCAAGTTAACGGCGCTGGAAATTTTGGACGTAAAGCAGTACGTGAAGTTGTGGTTGCCGCATTAAATGCAGAAATCAACGCTAACCAACAAATTCGTGACGAAGAAAGTCGCATATTTAACTTGATTGCTTGCCCAGGTTATCCTGAAACAATCACATCATTGGTTGCATTAAATTATGATAGAGGCATTAGTGCATTTGTTATTGGTGATACCCCTGCTCGCTTGAAGCCAGATGCAACAACAATCAGTAACTGGGGTAACAATACTGACAATGCAGTTAACAACGGCGACGATGGTTTGTTAACCACAGATGCATACTTGGGTATGTTCTATCCATGGGGTTATACTACAGACTTGTTGGGAAATAACGTTGTTGTTCCGCCAAGCTACATGATGATGCGCACTATCGCATTGAGCGATAATGTTTCATATCCATGGTTTGCTCCAGCTGGCACACGCCGTGGTGGTATCACTAACGTAAGTTCAGTAGGTTACATTGACTCGTTAACAGGCGAATTCAATGCAACAGCATTAAACACTGGACAACGCGATACACTTGCAAGCATCCATGTAAACCCAATCACATACATTACCGGAACAGGTTTAGTAAACTATGGACAGTATACACGTCAACTGAGTGCTAGTTCATTAGATAGAATCAACGTTGCACGTTTGGTAATTTATCTACGTAGACAGTTTAGTCAATTGGCAAAACCATATGTGTTTGAACCAAACGACACTATCACACGTAATGAAATCAAACAAGCCGCTGAAAGTTTACTATTAGAACTAGTAGGACAACGTGCATTGTACGACTATCTTGTAGTTTGCGATACATCAAACAATACACCAGCACGAATCGATCGTAGCGAACTATACCTTGATGTCGCAATTGAACCAGTAAAAGCAGTGGAATTTATCTACATTCCATTACGCTTGAAGAATACTGGCGAGATTAAAGGTCTATAATAATTAGGAGAACACAATGTCAATTGCATCATTATCAAGATTTACAGTACCGCTAGCTAGTAACCAAAGCTCAAGTACTCAAGGCATGTTAATGCCTAAGTTAAAGTACAGATTCAGAGTTAGTTTTGAAAACTTTGGTGTATCAGGTGGTACAGTAGAATTAACAAAACAAGTAGCTGATTGTGGCAGACCTAACGTGAAATTTGCAGATCAGACTATTGAAGTTTATAACAGTAAGATTCACTATGCTGGTAAACCAACATGGCAACCACTAACAATTAAATTACGTGACGATGTTTCTAACAACGTGACTAAATTAGTTGGCGAGCAAAATCAAAAGCAGTTTGACTTCTTTGAACAAAGCTCTGCGGCAAGTGCTGGTGATTATAAGTTCCTAACACGAATTGAAATGTTAGATGGCGGTAACGGTACTAACACTCCCACAGTGCTTGAAACTTGGGAATTGTATGGCTGTTACGTTGACAGCACAAATTATCAAACACTGAGCTATACTGGCGCTGCCGACGTTATGACTATTGATATTAGTATTCAATACGACAATGCAC